AAAAAAAAAAAAAAAAAAAAACTAAAAAGTAGCCGCAACCCATGTAACCGTGTAACTTTAGTGTTATCCGTAACAAAACCAATAATTTAACGGTTACAGCATTGGTTACAAAGTTACACAAACTAAGCCTTTCTCTTAATCCAAGAATGTCGTTAAGGGGGGCGGGGGTTTTTTTTTTAAAAAATAAAAATTCTGGGGGCTTATACAGTGTGTTTACAAAGAAGACGCCCGGTCATATACTCTTGTTACGCCAATTTACGGGAGAGCAAGAATGCCAAGAACAAAAGATAGATACATGGTTCCGGAGGAAGGCGCGCCGCTTACGCCCTCCGGCAAGCGGACATATAGAAAACGATATAGCCCAGAAGAACGCCCTCTGACACGCAAGCAAGAATTGTTTGTGAAAGAGCTTGTTTCTAAGGATGGGCAAATAACCATGCGCGATGCTGCAATTAACGCGGGGTATCCGGCTAAGTCCGCCAGTGTGCGCGCATCCGAGCTTTGTAACCCGGCCCGCTTTCCTAACGTCGTCGCTGCAATCAAAGCGTATCGGTCGGAGTTGGATCGGAAATATGGCGTCGAGTACAAAAGGCACTTACGGGATCTGCAATTGATACGGGATGCCGCTTTGGATAGCGGAGCGTTTAGCGCGGCGGTACAAGCTGAGTATCGCCGGGGCCAAGCGCAAGGGGACATCTATGTAAATAAGTCCGAAATTCGCCACGGGACCATAGACGGTATGTCAAAAGAGGAAGTTTTGAAAGCAATACAAGAATTAAAGGGCAGTTATGAACCAATCACTATTGACGTCACCCCTGAAGAAAAACAAAAAACCGGCAATCGGGAAACGGCGCGAAGCCGCCTTTTGGGACCAACTGAAGAAACAAATGGCCCGGTCGAGGCCGAATTGGTTGACCGAGAGGGTTGAAAGCTGGGCAACGGCCGGGTTCCCGGATGTTTTTGTGGAAGATGGTGAAGGGAAATACCATACAATTGAATTAAAGCATTGTATCACGCCCCGAGTGGATCTAAGCCCGCATCAGGTTTCATTCCATTCCCGACATAACAACGGGTCAAGCTGGATCCTAATTAAGTATAGCCCCCATGGTGCCGGGCGTTCCTATGCGTTGTTGCTATACCATGGCTCACAAGCTGTTGAATTGCGTATGGAAGGCTTAACGGTTTCACCGGTTTTAGAATTAGACAATCCGGATGATTGGGAACAATTGTTTCAAACGATAGAGGCCCACCATGTTCTTTCTTATTGATTGGATTATGGATTGGCTAAACAAACCAATTGATCTTGAAACGGAATTAAAAAAATACCGGGAAAGGCGCGAAAAAGATTGACGATCCCGGCCGGGCCATGTTACGTGAATTTACCTTAAACTTTTCATTTGGAGGAAAAGATGGAAATTCAGATTGAAACGGCATTACTTAAAGCGGCCATGCTGGCCACGTCAAAAGAGGAAACCCGGTACTACTTAAAGGGCGTTTTCTTTGAATTGCGCGGACTAGAATTGCGAATGGTCGCAACGGACGGCCATAGGTTATTTATTGCGTGTCAAAAATTGGTGCAACCCGTTGGGGACAATTGGTCGGCTATTTTACCATTTGACGGTTTAAAGCGCGCGTTGACCGGTGTTCCTGCTAAACAGGAATTTGTCACATTATCGCCCGGGCGTTTGCAATCCACTGTAAACGACGTCGTAATGGAACCAATTGACGGAACATATCCGGACTATAAACGCGTTGTACCCGAAAAAATTTCCGGTGAAACGGGGCAATTCAACCCAATTTATATTGGGGATTTTGGCAAAATTGCCAAGTTGGTTTCCGGGAACCGGGGCTTATCGTCTTTGCCATGTCATATTCAACACAATGGCAATGGCCCGGCAATTATCAGCTTTGGGCGGGATGATTGTTTTGGTGTTTTAATGCCAATGCGTCCAACTGAAGATCCGGGTCTAAATCGGGTTGCTGTAAATTTAGTAACTGGCCGGGATGTCCAACATGGGATCCCGGAAAAAGAATTGGCTTGAATGTTACGCTGATTTACGGTTAATTGAGGGCGGGGCAATCCCGCCCTTTTTATTTGGAGGCAAAACGGATGGTAAATTTTAAGGATAATTTTGCGGATGAATTATGCGCCGGGGTGAGAGACTATGCCGCCGGCGTTTTCGATAGAATGCAATGGCCGCCCTCAATATCGAAATATCCGTTTCAAAAAACGGCGTTCACCATTACCGATATTGAGCCGAAAATCATGGTGTCCGGGACGGATGAATTCCGGCCGTTAGATGGTTTGGACGATGGAACATATACGTTTGCAACGTTTGACGTCCGTTGCAATCATCCTTACCACATGCACCCGTGGGATAATAATTCACTGCGCAAAGCCGGGGCGACGTTGGCGGGCTTTATTCAAAATGTTTGGTCCGAATTGTACGGGTTGGGGCATTGCTCTTGCGAACATGATTGTTGCGGGCATTGGTTCGATAGATACATTGATTGCAATTGCGTCGGATTTTACAACGGGGAAACCCACCGCCGGGATGACACGTCGGACCGTTATTTTATGTTTGTTTTGGAACACTCAAAAGCGCGCAATTTTTAGCGCGCTTGCATATAACGTTAAATTACTGTTTAAATGGGGCGGGGCAATCCCGCCCTTTCTTATTTGGAGTGTTAAAAATGGAAGTTGCAATAGCAGTACCCGGCGAACATCATATCTGGAACCTGTACAAAACGGCGGACGCCGCCCGGGCGGAATTGCCCGGGATCCGGGAAAAGACCGGCCGCCCATATGAAATTATAACGGATCTTGAAAAGTTTTTTGACGTGGCCCAATCAACGTTTTTGACCGGCCCGGTAAAATGCAGTTTGGATAATTGGGATTATGCGCTGGGATGTTTGCCGCCGATGGGCTGGGGCACGCATGACGGCGTTGAACGGTTTGCAATTTCTGAATTCACTTATGACCGCGTTACGGAACAATACGGCCGTATCCGTTTATCATCCGGGGATTATATTTGCGCGCATAAGCCGGTAATCTATGGCGAACCCGCGAGCTATTTGACGGCGGACGAAATTTGGAGTGTTCAAAATGAAAAAGATTGATTTTATCCATACCCCGGCGGATTGGGACGAATTGCACGGCCGGATTGAAAGCTTGACCGGTCCCGGGGAAAGCGCGCTTGCGACCTTGCACGCCGGCATGGCTTGGAATATGGCCGCCGATGTTATGGCCCGGGCGGAAAGCCGGGAAGCGCGACATGATACCGGGCGGCCGCCGGCTGAATTGAACGGTTATTCTGTGATTGCTTTTGCGCCATATCGCGGCGTTTCTGCCCTCAAGAATTTATATCCGGACTATTTGGTTATGATGGATCTAACGGATAATGAGTTTACGCCGTATTGCGTGGCGCATTGGAACCAGCACGCCGGGACCGCTTGGAATTGGGGCAATTATTGCCGGACCTATTCCGACGCGTTGCGCGCGTTTATGGCCCGCGCTGGGGATCTATCCGCCACGGGTTGACCGTTACGCAAATTTACTATCTATTGGGGCGGGGCAATCCCGCCCTTTTTTATTTGGAGTGTAAAAAATGAAAATGGAATATGATGTTTTTATTGAAACGGAAAACGGTTTAACCGGCTATTTGGTTTCGGCCAAAAATCGCCGGGATCTAACCGTTAAGCTTAAAAAAATGTTTCCGGGGGATCATGGCGCCGATGCCGTGGCAACGGATCCGGAAACCGGCGACCAGTTCGGCATTAATTGGTAAGGGGGGATACAACATGCAACAGTTTGATATTAACCGGGCGGCTAAGTTAATGGCCGCCCAATTGCAGGAGGCGCAACGGCGTATCCAACGGGGTGAACCATTCGGCACGACGGCCGCCGATATTGGGTGCACGCCGGCAGAATTGCGCGAATTGTTTGAAGCGGGGGGATATGATGTTTAAGTGTTTTATTCGTGATTGGTGGATCGACACCGGGAACCCAGATTGGCCCGGCGGATTGGAGCCCGGGCCCGGCCGCAAGTTTTCCCGGCGCGCTTGGAAATTTGAAACGGAAACGGCCGCCCGGGAATTTTGCCAGCAATACAATGCCGCGCATGATCCCGGCCGGTTGTCGCGTAAAATGGAATTCGGGGAAATTGGAAGGGACGCATGATGTTAATTGCGGGTTTCAGTTTGGTTGACCATGGCTACGGTTTAACGGTCAAAGAATATGAGGCGAACTGGTCGTTCTTTTTGCAGGGGGATGACGCCCAGCAATTCCGGGATGATTGGGCGGCATGGCAGGAACACCGCCCCGGGGATCCGTTCAAACATTTTTTGCACGATTGTGAATATTATTCCTTAATGCAGTAAGCGCGTCTCTAAGCGCAATCTGGCCCGCCCGGCATGGTTTGCCCGGCGGGTTTTCTTTTGCCTGCTCTATGGCCCGGAAAACCGGCGTAATACACGCCCGCCCCGGGCGGCCGCCCATGGCCCAAACCTACCGGCGCGCGATCCGTGGCCCGCGTACTGCGCAGCATTGCCCCAGCTGGGCGCCCAGCGTGCCGGGGTCCGTGGCCCGGGATCCGCCGGCAATGGCCCGGCGGCCGCGCATTTGGGCCCGGGTTTCGCGTCCCGGCGGCCGCGATCCGCTGGGTTTCATAGGGGCCCCGGGGCCAATTGAGGCATTTCCGCGGCGCGCAATCCGTTGATTTTGCTGGATTTTTCGCGTGCCACGGCGCTCTGACCAGCGGGCATAAAAACCATGTCCGTCGCAAATATTCCGTAGAAAAAAAGATACGGTATAATTTCCCTTATCTTGGGTCCGCGATAATTGTTTCACGTGAAACATTTTGAGTTTTGTTGTGAAAAATTCGGTTACAAAATTTTTATAAATTTTTTTTGCAATGGCTCTCGTATTATCTTATATATTCGTATAGTATTTACCCATCACAGGGGCCCCAAACCATGATTGATCCAGACCATAGCAACGATAGGTTGTTGAAGCTTCAATATCGTCTCGCTCAGATAGAGCGCACGGAGAAAGCGCACCAAGATTTTTTAACTTTTGTAAACTTAATGTGGCCAGAATTCATTGCTGGGAACCATCACAAGATCATTGCGGACAAGCTTCAGCGGATTGCGGACGGTAGTTTAAAGCGGTTGATTGTTAATATGCCGCCGCGTCATACGAAGTCGGAGTTTGCGTCATTTTTGTTTCCGGCTTGGATGATTGGCAAGAACCCTGCGATGAAGATTATTCAGGCTACGCACACGACGGAGTTGGCAGTTGGTTTTGGTCGGAAGGTTAAGAATCTTTTGGAGCGGGAGGATTATCAGGAGCTTTTTGACACGCGGTTGGCGTCGGATTCCAAGGCATCGGGTCGGTGGGACACGGAGCGTGGTGGGATGTATTATGCTGTGGGGGTTGGGTCGAATTTAGCGGGCCGCGGCGGTGATTTAATTATTATTGACGATCCTCATTCTGA